ACCATTCATCCACAATTCTATTGCATTACGAACCATAAAATCGGTATCATTCATTACTGTAACTTCCCAAGGATCAGCAAACTCTCTGTCTCCAGCAATATAAATTGATCTTCCACGAAAGGGGATTGCAATTTCACCAAGTGTTTGTCCTGGTAAATTTGCACCTTTGACTAGAAAAGAGGTTCTTCGAACATCTAAACCTGTAGCAATACCCGGCGGTGCGGTAAGAGTTACCCTAAACTGATTGGCCCTTGCGCCACCACCAATTAAATTTGCTTTAAAATCGTCTATGTTAGCCATTTTCTATTACCCCCACTTTCCAACTACTTCACTAAACGATACGCCGGTTCTAACCGCAATAAAGTTTAGTGTAATGAAGTTGATTGATCGGGCAGGCTTAATATAAATGTCACCGATAAACTCATTTCGGTCAATAACCTCTCCCGTATTATTTGTAGAGTCGCAAACCACCTTGAAGTCATATATACCTCTTCGTCCTTGCACATCTCGCAAGAATGGTTCAACCAAATTACGGAACGAGGCCCGTGTAAATTCATCGTTGAACTCAAAGAGCATATATTTTGCAGCTGTTGCAATTGCCTTCTCAAGTACCAAAAATAATCGTCTTACGTTGATACGGTCAAATGCACTTGGTTTAGTGAGTGCAGTTTTATCCCCAAAGAGTGTAACACCCTGTCCAGGGAAATCAACAACAGGATTAATTCTCGCACGATATAGAATATCACGATCTGCTTTTTGTGGACTATACGACAATTTGATTGCACCACGAACATTTCCACGATTGTAACCCGCCGGTGACCACCAAGGATCAGCAACACCATCAGTGTATGCACAAAGTCCAGCAGTATCACCATTTAACGGCACAAACCGATATACGTCATTATACTTGTCATACAAATATTTGTATCCACTGTCATAAACCATATAAGAAGAGGAAGGACAAAAATCAAAACCATCTTTGACATTCTCTGTCTGTGTTATGGTAGATGTTACATTTACTGTAGCAGCCCGATAAGGAGACACAAAACCAACGCAATCTTTACGAGTTTCACAAAGGTCTGTAATCATAGTAACATGAGTATCCATACCAGCAGCGGTATCTGCAACACCAGAACTAGGACCACCTAAAATAAGATTGATGTCAAGTTTTTCAGTATCAGTAAATTTGTCATACCCAATTTCAAGTTCTCCAGCAGTCACAGAATAATCATCTGTTCCTCCTGTTAGTGTATCACTTGTAACACCACTTACCATTGTGTAATCCGTTCCCGTTGCAACATCTGTACCCCAGTTGGTACCGGCAGCAACATGATCTGTCCAGTAAATATAATTAGACCCTCTGAAAATAACATCAGGATAATAATTATTACCCCCTTCTGTTGTTTTACCAGCCGAATTCTTTGACATATTCGACCATCTTTCAAGTAATGAAGAAGTTCTTCCACCAGCAACATCAACATCGTAACCAGTGAGATCACCTGTTTTATCATAAACTGCAACATGCAATTCATCATTTTCACCACGGCCATTTTCAGTTGACCATACAGATGTGCCTGGAGGTCCGTCAAATACATCACTGAAACGCCAGCGTCTGCGAATATATGAATTATCAGGAATTACAGTTTGAATTCCGGCACCAGCAGGATCATCGAGTTTACGGATTGTTAAAGTCTCAGAAGAAACTCCCGTAACTTCGTATTCAACATTACCTGTTTCTACCGCTGCACCGCCACTTGACATAAATGCTACCGGCACATCATCAGCAACTGTTATTGCTTTATCAAGAATCAGTGAAGTCTGTGCAGTAACCGTTGCAACCTTAACAATTTCATCTCCGTCTGAAATCCCAAGACCAATAACACGATCTCCAACCACAATTGTACCAGAATTGCCATCTAATGTAAGAGTTTTACTTGCAGTCGTTATTGCACCATTTACAGTAGCAGTAACAGCGTTTGCAGTATAAAATTTAATAATATCACCAATTACAATGGCGTTATCAGTCAAATCCTGATCATCAACAGTAACAGTAGTATCACCCACTGCCAGGGCCCCATTCACTAAATTAGCAGCTGGTATTTGACTGTATGCTCTAGCACTACCACAAATATCAACACCAATTGAATTACCCCAAGTACCAGCAGAACGTGCAGCCCACTCTCCGTGTGAACCCTGTCCTGTTGAAAAACTTGCTTCATAATGATCATCATCTCTAATAAGAATTCCGCTGTTTGCACCAGCGTTTAAAATCCCTGATTCGGTTCTCACTACTTTAAGGGCGTCACCATACTGCAAGAAATTTGCAGCAGTAAACCACCATTCAAAGTTTGAACCATTTGGTTTACCAAATGTTTGTAACAATTGCTCTTCTGAATTAATTGCAGTTACCGAACTAACTGGGCCTTTTGCGAAAGGTCCGGCGATAGCTCCAATAGATGTAGAAACAGCAGGTATAACATTGGTAAGATCAATTTCTCTGACATGAACGCCAGGTGAAACTAGAAATCCCATATCCGTACTCCTTTAATTTTAGAGTTGTTTTCTACTGATATTTATAAATTCTACCTTTTACAGAACATTTTTTATAAGTGTTATATCATATAAATAAAGGTATGAACGAACACTATGAAAAATATAAAGATACGATAAAAAAAGTATCTAGAAGAAACTACCAGAAGCGTAAGATTCTCCTAGAAGAGTTTTTTATCGACAAGTCATGTAGGCATTGTGGTGAGTCTGAATTCGTATGTCTCAAGTTTTATCCTCATGATGCCGAGATACGCAAGATATCTAAACGAGTTGGGACAAGTGACGAGAGTAGAAAAGAAGTATTTCACCTCATAGGTCAATCAGACATTCTCTGTTATAATTGCTATATCAAAAAACACCACGATTTAATTGAGTTTTTTTAGGGAATATATATTAGTATGAGAAGTTCGTTTATAATAACAAATCAATCAGATGCCAGAGCATTAGAAGATTTAGATAAAGACAATCGTCTTTTTAAAGATAATATACCATTATTAGGTTGGTCATTTAATTTTGAAGAATTTGATGGCGTATATATAACTGAACATCCACTTGGACATCCACCAACATATATGGATGGGAAATATTTTATAATGGTGGGTGAGATATTTAATGGCGATATGTCATTTTGTGTTTCAATGTATAAAGAATATGGAAATGATTTTATCAATTATTTGGATGGAAGCTTCCTTTTTATTATATACGATCCATCAAATCAAACTATAGATTTTTTTACTGATCCTTGGGCGCCTCGCCAAGCACACTATACACCGGGGGATTTCCTTTACAAATTTTCTACTTGGCCTACAGAGACATCGAAGCAGTTGAAGTGGAATAGTCACTACCATTTTGATATTCATAACAATGAATTTAAGCTTATTGATGGTGAGATATATAAATGGGATTTACGCCAATATAAAGATACTCTGGAAGATTTAACAATTGCATTTGATGAATCTGTTTTAAAAAGCTATCATGAAAATTTAGTGCTAACATTAGGCGGCGCCGATAGTAGTTGCATTGCTTTAAGTTTAGCAGATCAAAAGAAGTCATTTAATAGTGTTCACCTATCAGTAGTTCAAAAAGAAGATGAAAATACTTTAGGAGCTGTTATTGAATACACTAAAGAATATAATAACCATTTTAGATTTACTGAATTGAAAGAAGATAACGCTTGCAATACAGAAAAGGCATTTTACAGACAGATACACGAAGTGGTACCGGACTTTAAATTTTTATGGACCGGACATGGTGCTGAACCTATTTTCGGAAATCACATCTTTGGAGGCGAGGAGTTCGTGGTGCCAAATGTTGTTGGCCAAGAAGATTTAAAACGAGGGTTTGAACTTTTTCCAGAAGACTTATCTACAATATTTCCTTGGACATACTTTTATGGCGGTAAAATGTTCATGAATTCTACAGAAGTGAAAGCTTTATCTCAACATGTATATTGGCACGCCCCATATAGAGATAAAAAAGTTGCACAAGAATGGTTGAACACTACGCATACTTTAAAGAATAAGAAAAATACTAATATATTTCAAGAAGAATATCTAGGAAAAAGAAATATCCCAATGCCCACAGTTAAAGTCGGTCAACTTCAACAGTGGAAGAACTGGCGCTCGAAAAAACCTAAAGGCGAGCCACTAACGCAAAAGAGAATACACGAACAATTTTTATAAACGGAGCAGGTTAAGGGTCTTTTAAAATATAATGATAATGTCTATTTTAAAAATAGAATCAACTTTATTCATTCAAGATATCCTGTATACCTTTAACTTCTTCTGGTTTTAGATATTCATAAGTGGGTAATAGTATCATTTCATCTTGTCGCCAATCTGGACAACACATGGGTTCACTAGGAACAATAGATTTCTCAAAGGGTGGAACATGTCTAAAATCTGGAAGGTTTTTATACTGTACTCCCAAATCCCATAATTTCTTTCGTTTCACTACTGATACACCACGAATAGGACAAGCAAAAAATATCTTATTATTTGGCATGGGATTATCTATACCAAATGATTCATAATAAGATAATGCATTAGCAGTCCGTATTTCCCTTGCACCCATACGTCTAAGAATCTTAATATCTTCTTTAACTACTGCTGCTTCTGCAATACTCATATGATCTTTTGTTCCTGCCACCGTAGGTGCCATTGGTTTGGTATCATTAATTAGTCGAAATGGAATACCAGAAGCAAAATAGGCATCAAAGAACTCATTATAAGAATCATCTTTATAACATAAGGCACCACCATCTTCTATACTGCCTGGTGACTTAAAAAATCCCCAAGAAAATACACAGAAGTCACTATACTTACCTGTATTAAGTTCCATGTTTTCACCTAAAGATGGACATTGAGCACAATCTTCGATAATAATACAATCATCCCCCACAACATCTCTTATAGGTTTGATGTCTATAATATCTCCCCATAGGTGTACTATAGTTAATACTTTGATATTCATATGGTTTGCCTTTAACCATAACATATCTACTTCTGTAGTAACCTTATCTTGAATACAAGGATATAACGAAAGTTTACGCCCAATACTTACAACAGCGCCTGGAAATGCAGCCCAACCAAAAACAGGGTGATGAATAACATCCCCTGGCTCAGTAACGGCCGCAAGTATTGCTTGATATGCGGTAGTTCCACTTGCAGTCCAATACCAATTTGGTGTATGTGGATAATGTTGAGAAAACTCTGGAAAAAGAACTTCTCCAGCATTTTGATGTTTTTCATAACCATCTCTTATACTTAAAGTATAAGATTTTACATTTGTTGATTTTCTACGAAAACTAGGAAAGAACGGTATACTTTGCATAGTTTGATACATAATTTTAATCTCCTACCAATTATTTTTATAATCTCTAACTACAGGCGACCAACGAGTGCCGTATTCATCAATCATTTCACCTATATTTTCATCCTCTAAACCATTAACTACAAACCCAAATGGTGCCATATCCTGTTCTAAGGCATCTTGTTGTTCCCGCATCATAGTTGCACGAATATCTATATCTGTTAGTTCCTTAAAATATTGTTGGTCCGTCATCCATGAAAATATGAACAAACACGCAACCAAATCATCTGTACAACCATCATCTGCTTCAAAGGAAGAACCCTTAACAATGAATGTGGATAGTTCATTGATAATATCATAATCCTCTACAATAAGTTTGTTATCCTCAACCAATTGTTTTAGATTAGAACAACCAACCTTTTTAACTGCTTTGGTTGTTCTA